CAACTCGCTGCCGGTGACGTGAACGTGCCGACGCCGAACGGGCTGCTGGCGATCGAGCGCAAGACACCATCAGATTTGCTCAGCAGCATCGGTGACGGACGATTGTTCGATCAAGCGCGCGCGATGGTCGAATCAGTGCGATTCCCGCTGATCGTGGTGAACGGCTCACTCCTATACAACCAGGATGATTGCGCTGTAGCTGATGAACGCGATACGCAGTGGCGCGGTGTGTCGGTGCGTGCGGCGATCCGAGCAGTGCAATGGGCTGGCTGCGCAGTGGAGTTCGTGCCATCGGGACAGTTCGTTCGAGCAGTGACCGAGGCGATCCACACAGCATCAAAAGAGCGCGTTCCTGCACGTGCTCAGCGTTCGATCACGTTCGAGACGCTCGATCCACGTGTGGATTTCCTCGCGGGCATTCCCGGCGTTGGCGCGAAGCGCGCGCAATCGCTGATCGATTGGACAGATGACAAGCGATTGTGCAGCGCATTGGAGTGGCTGCCCATAATGCGCTATCTCCGAGCCGATGCACTGCCTGATCAATGGGGCATCAAGATGGTACAGGCAGCTTGCGACTTTCTCCAGTTCGGGATCAATGAATCTTGGACACTCACACAATTCGAGGAGGATCACGATGAGCAAGACGAAGGCAATAGTAGTGCCTGACAATAGACGCGAAGCACCCACCGAACGCGCATTGACTGTACACGATGTTCTGATGCCGGTGTTCAATGAGGCGCAGCTCGCGCTCCTCACCGGTCGAACGCCGAATCACGCGATCAAGAGCCGACCGGGACGTGGCGGGCGCACATTCTCGTATGTGCAGCACGGGTACGTGACGGATGTGCTGAACAAGGCATTCGGGTTCGGCTGGTCATTTCGACTGTTGCCAGTATTCAGCGGCAATATCTACCAACTCACAGTGACCGATGAAGAGTTCGGCGGCAAACACAAGACAATGCGTAATGTCGCGATCTATGGCGAACTCAGCGTATCGATCCGCAATCCGAAGACGATGGAAGTCATCGATACTATCGTGAAGCCGGGCCCCGGCTCTCAGAACTGGGAGGAGACGGTTGAGTTCGGCGATGCGTTGAAAGGCGCGAAGTCCGATGGTCTCAAGGTGGCAGCGCACGAGCTTGGCATCGCGCTCGATCTCTACTACGATGATGATGCCGAGCTACAAGCGTTCGCTGAGCGCGAGCGCAAGCAGACCGAGCTCAATGATCTCAAACGGTTGATGCCGCCGGCCAGCATCGCACAACTATTGCAGCGCGCTGCCTCGAACTGGCAGATCACTGCGCCGGACATCTGCAACACGCTGGCCTGCGACATTCACATGCTTATGAAGATGGACCCCGCTGACGCATGGCAGAAACTGGTGGAGCACTATGAGCAGCGCAACAGTTAAGCGCGTTGGCAGCATCCTTGAGTTGCACACACCGTATAACGCTGGTCTGGTTGCGGCACTGAAGTCCATCGCGCCGGAGCATCGGCGTTGGGATGCTGCTGCGAAGGTGTGGCACGTATCGGCATCGCAGCAAACCGCCGTTGAGCAGATCGTGAGACAGTTCTACCCCGATGCACGGATCGATGCAGCACAGCCGATGCAGGCGCAACGCGAGACACGTGTGCTGCGTGTGGAGTATCTCAGTGCTCCAAAAGAACGCGCGGACGGATCGTTCTCCTCGTTTGGCTGGTGCAGCGAGTCTTGGTCGATAGTCATCCCCGATCGCGTGCTGCGTGAGTGGTTCAAAGAGGCGAAGCGCGATGAGCCACAAGCGAACAGCACACTGTACGGAACGCTAATGATCACGCAGCAAGCGAGTGCCGATGACATCCGCTCTGCTTATCGCCGTCTCGCGCGGCAATGGCATCCTGATGTGTGCAGCGAGCCGAATGCTGGTGACGTATTCAAACAGATCGTAGAAGCCAATCGCATCTTGAGTGATCCACTGCTGCGGCGCAAGTACAATGCGGGTCTGGCGCTGGAGTCCTCAGCGCAAACGAAGCAGACGCTGCGCCGGCGCGATCTATGGAATGAGGTGTCACGTTGGCAGTTGCCACTGCGCTGCGGCGTGATCACATGCGAAGGCACACAGGAACTCAAGTTCAGTGTCAGCCGCATTCTGCTGTGGCAGGACATTATTGACAATACTGGCCGAGTGCTGGTCACCTCGTGGCCGATCGGCGCTGATACGTTCACACGAAAGTGGGTGGAGCCATGAACTCATTGACCATTGTGCCTGGCAGCCTGCTCGATGCAGCACAGCGCGGCAACATCAGTCTGGCTGAATCGTTCCTGAGTTGCGATGCGCTCGTGATCGTCGACAGCTCGGGCAGCATGATCAGCCGAGATGCAAGCAATGGTCGCACGCGGCATCAGGCGGCACGCGATGAATTGCGCACGTTGCAATCGTCGCTGCCGGGACGGGTGGGTGTCATTGTGTTCAGCGACTCGGTGCGCTTCATCCCAGGCGGTGACTATCCCGAGCTGAACGGCGGAACTGATCTTGCGCAGGCGTTGCAGTTTGTGAAGATCGCCGACGACTGCGGGATCAGGATCATTGTGGTGAGTGACGGCGATCCCGATGATCGCCAGAGAGCACTCGCTGTGGCTTGTACGTTCAAGACACGCATCGACGCGATCCACATCGGGCCCGAACGCGAGAGCAGCGGGCGTGACTTCCTGCGCCAACTGTGTGCGGCGACGGGTGGCAAGTTCGTCACATCGGATCACATAGCCGAGATCGCCGAGCCGGTGCGTCTCATGCTCAATGGAGGCGGTTAATGACAACCTGTCCCATATGCAGCAAACCTCTTGATGCAGCCTATCGCACGGTAGCGCTCGATGGTGCGCGGCACGTCAATCTCTACGTGCATGCGGGTCGGTGTCATGCCGAGCTGCGACAGTGGACAGCCGAGCGCATCGCGTTGCATGTTGCTGGTCAGCAGATGAAGCAACATGTCACGCGTTGACAGACGATGCGATCTAGAGTAGAATGTTGATGCGGCGCGGCGACCGATTGGCAACCGGTTGGGGTACAGCGCGGCAAGAAGAATAAAAGGTCAAGGGGTGCTCCCGTTTTGTCTGCGGGTGGTACAGGTAACGCGATAGCCACGTCGCAACCCTTGACCGCCTGACCACTCGCAGAGAGAACGGGAGTTTTGCATTACTCCCGTTAATTGCATTGGCCATTCAGCATCTGATCGATACTGAGAAGGTGGCACAGACAAGCGGAGTATTTATCATTTGGACAGATCCACCTTATTCATCGGCACTCATTAAACGTGTGAATAGCACGGCTGATCCCATCGAGCTTGAAGGACATGCTTTGCATGCATTTCTCATGGGTGACTTTATCCCGGAAGGTGCACCAGAGCCATAACAGGAGTTTCTTGTGCCCACTACCACTAAGACCAAACCAGATGACATTGCAGCAGAATTGAAGCAGATCGGATTCGAGTTCGCTTACAACGAGTGTACCAACGCCATCGAGGTGAACGGCTCACAGATGAACGATGGCATCGAGGCTGAGTTGCGGTATACCGCGCGCATGCACGACATCCACAACATGGGTGCGCTCACTGATACGTTCGTTGCGTTGGCGTATCGCAACCGGTATCATCCGATCCGCGCTTACCTCAGCAGATGTTTGGCAGCCAGCAACGGGAAGGCCGATCACATTGCACAGCTCACTTCACACTTACGAGATAGCGATGGCGTGTTTGCCGCCTGGCTGCGCAAGTGGTTGATCGGTGCAGTGGCGAAAGTCATTCGCGCTGAGCAGAACCCGATGCTCGTGCTGGACGGCGCGCAAGGGATCGGCAAGAGCGAGTTTGCGCGCTGGCTGTGCACTGATCCAACTTATTTTATTGAATCAGCGATCACCCCGGATGATAAGGACTGCTATGCACGGCTCGCGAGTAAGTTCATCTGGGAGGTGGCTGAACTCGGTGCGACGATCAAGCGCGCTGATCGCGAGGCACTGAAGCACTTCATTACTATGCGGCAGGTCACAGTGAGACCGCCGTATGGACACCACGATCTCAACCGACCCGCAATGGCCTCACTGATCGGCACGGTGAACAACGAGAGTGGACTGCTGAACGATCCCACCGGCTCACGTCGTTTCCTGGTGTGCCACATCGATGCGATCAACTGGTCATACAGCAAGCTTGACGTTCAACAAATCTGGGCTGAAGCGTATGCCGCATTCCTCAACGGTGAATCGTGGCTGCTATCAGTTGCTGAAATGCAACACGCATCACAGATCAATGAACGCTATGACGTTGACGATCCCATCGAGAGTATCCTGGTGCAGGACTTCGAGATCGATTCCGCACACAATGACGATTGGTGGATGACGAGTATCGAGATCATGCTGCACGTGTTCGGCACGCAAGCGAGCGCATTGAACCGCATGAACGCGGCAGCACTCGGTACAGTGATGACACGGCTCGGCGTGAGCCGCATTCAACATCAAATGAAGGGTAAGCGCGTGTGGGGATATGCCGGTATCAGGTCGCTGACGGCTGGTGTGTCGGGGATCATTCCATGATGATGCACCAACAACTTGACAATAACGCGAAAGTTTGTTTGAAATTCAAACCTTGTGATGGAAGTGCACCATGTGCACCATCACTTTTGAGACTTTTTACAATTCTGCACCATGCAGGTATATTAGGTTTCTTTGTTGTTGTTGGTTGGGGTTATAAGAAGTCTGGAAACTGATGGTGCACATGGTGCACTCGATAGTTGGCGTGAGTGTTATGACAAGGCAAGGCGCGGCCGGGCAAGGCAAGGCTGGGCGCGGCGTGGCGAGGTATGGTCTGGTCTGGTCAGGTGTGGCAGGGCAAGGGTAGCACGCGGCGAGCGATTCTCGCCTCATTCCGAAAGGGGATGAATCGATGTCCATCAAGAGTGTGAAGGTCGTGATCAAAGGTACGTCGGCGTTGCTGATGCACTCGTATCCGATGGTTGCGCCGCCGAAGGGATGGGAGAAGTCATCGCCGGAGGAGCAGGCCGCATTCGCAGAATATCGCGACTCCGATACGAATGAGCTATATATTCCGGGGTTGGCGATTCAGCGTGCGCTTGTCGGCGCGGCAGTGTACTCGAAGGGCAAAGGACGCGGATCGCTTCAGAAGCCAGTGGCCGCCTGTGTCACGGTCACACCGGAACGATGCTCGCTCGGTGTGAGGGAATACAAGGTGGATTCTCGCCCAGTCGTGATCGCCGCGACGAAGGGTCGCATTGTTCGTCATCGGCCACGGTTCGACGAGTGGTCATGTTCGTTCGGCATCGAGTACGACACGGAGCTATTGAACGAGGCTGACCTGCGTGCTGTGGTCAATGATGCCGGTTCGCGTGTTGGCCTGCTCGATTTCCGGCCGGAGAAGAAAGGGCCGTTCGGGCGGTTCATGGTCACAGAATGGAAATGAGATAGTCAAGGCGCGGTTAGGCAGGGCGAGGCACGGCGCGGCGAGGCAGGGCCAGGCGCGGCAAGGCGTGGCGAGGCACGGTTCGGTGAGGCAAGCTAGGATATGGTATCCATCGACGCAGTGAACATCGGTTTTGCACTCGTGGGCTTCATGTGTTGCAGCCTGATGACGATCTCGTTTGCACTCGTAGTCATCCTGCTGCGATCAACGATCAATCGAGTTCCGGTGTACGCACCGGATGCACCTGCATACAGTGGTACTCCCGAATATCATATCGAGCAGGTCGAGAAGGAGCACTGGTTGAGCACGTATCGGATGTTTGCCTCGCGCGGCTGGACGCTGATCGACAAGGCCGATTCACCGATTCTTAAATCGCATTACGAGCTGACTTTCCGTTCACGAAGGATAGGATAATGCTGATCATGGCAGTCTCGCCGCAGCAGACAATTGTCGGCACCGCCGAGGCGATGTATCATGCACATACGCCGCACTCGGACGAACGGTTCGAGCGCGACCGGCATCCGACGGTGCTGACGCTCGACGAGTTCCGGCAGCATTTGGCGTGCTTGCCGCTGACTATCGGTGAGATCACGTACCGGCGGATCACACGTGAGGAGTATCAGCGGACACGTGATGGAGGCTAACTATGTCTGAGGATACCGATCGTCTCTATCGTAATGCAGGCAAGATGACACTCAACTCTGACGCTGAGTTCTGGCATGCGATCGCGTTGGGACTCAGCGAACGATACGCGCATCGAGAACAGCAGGCACGCCGATTCGCGCGGCAGGCGCGTCATCTCTCGCATTTGCTCCGCCGAACGCGCTCGCAGATCGACGCGCTGAAAGGCCAGCATTAAACGATGACAGTGTTGAGTTGTCTCGCACTCTGGTTTATCGCCGGTCTCATTATAAGTATTGCTCTGGGTCGATGGCTGCATGATGTGAACGAGCGAGATCAGCACATAGATCGGTAGGCTTCCAGCGCGTCCACGATCACGCTCTGAATTTATGCCGAGGATGGACGACCTCCGCGATCACACAATCAGTGGAGCATACTGCGGGACGAATATCGATTGGTCTTATCCGGCGTGGTGGATGAGGCCGATCGCATTCTAGCCGCGCTGTCATTGACACTTGTTGGAATCTCGTTGTATACTGCTGTTGAGCCAGCGCGTCGTACGGTGGCGACGCGTCCACATTTGGGCAGCGGCTTGTCCTCCTGGCCGCTGCCCCCTCAACACGAAAGGATCGAGACATGCTAACTTTTGCACCAACGGATCTCAACGAACTACTTCAGTTGTTCATCGCATTAGCCGGCTTCGCTGCACTCGCATCAGTGATCGTTGATATTCTTAAGCGGTTTGGATTGCCAGATGGATCGGCTCCAACCGCTTCTTTGATCATCAACCTCATCGGTTTCGTGTTGTTCGTTATTGCCAACGTATTCAATATCGATGTTGCCGGCATCGACAAGGTGTTAGCTGGAGTTGCATCGGTGCTGACCGCAATGCTCGGCCTGCTCGGTCAACTGATCGTCTCGCGCGGTGTGCACGCCGGTCTGCGCGGTACGTTGTTCAGCTTCAGTCATGCACGGGGATAGATGATCCGCTATCTCGTCGGTCTGCGTATTCGTCTGCGTTGGCTATGTCTGGCCTGGTGGTTGCATCGGGTGCGTGTCAAATGATCGATCAGCCATTTACCTATAAGACCAACTTGTACTACATCAACATGCGACGCGGAAATTATCGCATTGAGCAAGTGGTGTCTCCGCTTCGATGGCGCCTGACTCGGCTCATCCATCCCAGGTGGTATGTATTCAAGATGTTTCATGTCTTGAGGCAACCCGATAGATATGAATCCCGCTGATCGGATCGTCTGCATCATACGCGTGCTGTGGAATGGCGTGCGCACGCGCGAGTACACCACAGCATTCGGCGCTGCATTCGAAGCGCTCATTTCACCACAGAATGGTGTGACCGTGGTGAGCTTGCGTGTACTGTGGGGGGATGTGCTGGATGAGTTCACGCGATCCGCGTAGGAACGGATTCAATTATGAGCGCGCGGCTATGGCGCTGGTCGATGCCTTATTCTCAGGCGATGAAGGCGCAGCGCGCAAACATGGCGTGAGCACAGTTTCGATCTGGAACTGGCGCAATCGTCTCAATACCGATCCCAAGCTGTTAATGATTTTTAGCAGCAAAAAGGAACAGGCTGAGGCGAATTGGTCACTCGAACTGATCCCAGCTATTCTCGCTGCAATCGACTTTCTCAAACGCGCTGCACAATCTGCCGATCCTACACAATCCGATGTGATCTATTCCATCGCGGGCGCGCTGAAGATCATGGCCGACGTACGGGCCTCTATGGATATTTTGGATGCTCGACTTGCTGAGTTCAATCGAGAGGCGCGAGCGGCAGATCAACAGATGGCTGCCGTCGAGGCCAACGAACCGAATCCCGAAACAGTCCGCATTCGCTGACTGGTTACCAGCGATCTCACCAGAACTGCATTGGGATTGGTCATATATCCGATATGTTCGCGATCATCTTGATCGGATCACATCGGGTGACGTTCACAAGCTGATGATCTTCATGCCGCCGCAGCACGGTAAGAGCGCGCTGGCAACGATCCGCTATCCTGTGTGGCGCTTGCAACGTGAGCCGAAATTGCGCGTGATCGTCGGCGCATATAACCAGTATCTCGCCGAGAAGTTCTCGCGGCAAGCACGCCGACTCGCGTCGTACTGCATGCAACTCAGCCTAGATCGCACGGCTGCTTACGATTGGGAGACGCGATCGGGCGGTGGCATGCGAGCAGCCGGTGTCGGATCGGGTGTGACGGGTATCGGTGGTGATCTGATTATCATTGACGATCCCGTGAAATCGCGTGAGGAGGCCGAGTCGCAAGCGTATCGCGATCGCGTGTGGGATTGGTATTCGAACGATCTGTATACGCGGCAGGGGCCGGACTGCGCATTTATTCTCATTATGACCCGTTGGCATCAGGACGATCTCGCGGGTCGGATTATCGATAGCGACGACGGATCGAATTGGACAATCATCAGCTTACCCGCTGAGGCAGAACCGGGTGATCCACTCGGCCGCACTACTGGTGAGCCGCTGTGTCCAGCGCGTTTTGATCTGACCGCATTGGCCGACTTTCGCATGACGCTCGGACGCGACTATCACGCACTGTATCAGCAGCAGCCGAGCGCACGTGAAGGTGGCATGTTCAAAGAGCACTGGTTGCCATTGGTCGATGCAGTCCCGGCGCAAGCGCAGCGTGTGCGCTGGTGGGATCAGGCAGCCACTGAGGCGGGCGGTGACTTCACGGCTGGCGTGCTCGTCGCTTATGCAAACGGGATCATCACCATCGAAGACGTGCTCCGTGGACAGTGGGCTGCCGGTGAACGCGATGCGATCATTCGCCATACGGCTGAGAAGGATGCACTGTACGGCCCGATCGTCTATTGGGGTGAGCAAGAGCCAGGCGCATCAGGCAAAGACGCGGCACGCGCGTTCATTCAATTACTCGCGGGCTACCCCGTGAACACCGAACCGACGACGGGCAGCAAAGAGATCGCGTGTCAACCGTTGGCCTCACAAGCACAGGCTGGCAACGTGCGAGTGAAGCGTGCCGCGTGGTCATCGGCATTCATCGCCGAAGCGTGCGATTTTCCATCGGGCAAACATGACGATCAGATCGAAGCTGCTGCGCGCGCGTTTAATAAGCTCGCGCGTTATCCGGCGCCCGCATCAGGAACGAATATAGAACTGCGTCGAGTGCATGCAGCCCGATCGCGCAGCAGTTGGCAGCGAGGATAGATGTGAAACGTAAAACGCAAACAGTTACACGCACTCATCTCAACCGCACTATCAAAGCTCTCCGCACTGATGCAGAGAAACGCGTGAAGGCTGCCTACTGGTCAGGTATGCAAGATGCTGAAGACGAGCCGCCCGTGACAGCGGGCGGTATCACCTATCAGCGCCGAGGCTATCGCAGTCGCATTACGATTCGAGACGAAACGCCGACGAGTCAGGAAGCGGCTATTGAACGCAGCTCTCGTCAATATGCTACCAACCCGTTGGCCTACGCGATTGCCAATACGCGAACAGATTATGTGTGGGGTGATGGCCCAGTCATCACCGCCGACAATGATGAGGTGCAAGCCATTCTCGACGCGCACTGGTACGACGACACGAACGACTGGGAAGGCAAAGGCGCGCAGCGCGTGCGTGATCTAGGGCTGTACGGTGAGTTATTCATCGAGGCATTCGTACGCTGGGATGGTGTTGTAGGTGATGGACAAGTCCGACTCGGTGCGATTGATTCTGCCGAGATCGATCGGATTATCACGGATGCGGATAACCGCGAAGAGATCGTCGCTGTTCAGCTCAAGGCTGTAGCAAACGAGCCACAACAGCGCGGGCGATTGCTCAAGGTCATCTGCATCGATCCCGAAACAGGACGATTGCATGGCATCAAATCGACTGAATTTGCAGTGAGTCACAGCTACGCAGCGGATGATGTGATCACACGATCGCGACGGCATTGGCGAATCGCCGAGGCGAATCGTCAAACAGATAAATTTGATTCGGGTTGGGAGAATGCACGTGCCACTGAGACGTGCTACGGTCGCGCTTGGCGTGTCAGTGAAGCGCACGGTGGCATGATGTATCAGGATCGCGTCGGTGCAGAGATCGAGGGCGTGCCATATGATGGCCAATGTTTCATTGTGCAAGTGAACAAAACGAGCATCGGTATGCGCGGCCGGCCGGATGGTCTTGCACTCATCGATTGGTTGGATCGCACTGATCAACTCTTCTTTGACATTCTTGAACACGCGGCGCTGCTGAAGGACACCGTGTGGGACTTGCTGGTCAATGGAGCAGATGAGAAAGAATTGGATAAGCAAGACAAGAAGTTCCGTGCCTCATCATCTCAAGCGGGTCGCGTCTTCGCACACAACGAATCGATCGTCCTCACGGATCGCAATCCCGATCTCAAAGCTGCCGATTGGTCATCACTATACGACACGATTCTAAACTTCCTTGCGGGCGGCGCGCGTCTGCCGGTTTATATGCTCGGCTCAGGCGGTGATGCAAATCTGGCAACAGCCACAGCACAAGGCAGCCCAACCTATCGCGGTTTCGAGACGCGGCAAGGCGTGGTACGCCGGCTGCTGATTCGCATTCTACAATACCAAGTTGACTGTGCAGTAGAGGCGAAGCGCATCCCGGAAGAAGTTGAAATACTGGATGAGAACGGTGAGCCGAAACTAGATCGCCTCGGTCTGCCGATGCGCGTTCTTGCGCGCGACTGCTTCGATGTGCAGATGCCGGAGATCAGTCCGCGCGATACGGTGGCAGCAGCAACCACGTTCTCGGCAGTGGCAACAGCAGTCACAGGTCTGTACTCGATGAAGTTGCTACCGTTGCAGACAGCCGTCGAGTTGGAAGCGCGTGCGGCTGAGCTGCTCGGTGTCGAGATCGAGATCGATAAAGTCGTCGCGGCATTGCAAACCGGCCCGGACACATCAGGCCTAGCTGATGCGCTGGACAAAGCGCAGCCAGGTGGCAACGGACAGCAGCCAAGCGCCGATCTATCTTCGTTGCTGGCGGTGATGAATCAAGGCGCGCGGCAAGAATCGAAAGGGAATGATGGGCAGATCATCGAGATGCGAGTGACACATCTCGATGAAGGACGAGCAACTGAGGATAATTCCATGCTATCTATGCAGCAGTTCTATGCTTTGATGCACGAGCTTGAATCAATTCGATTGGCACAGGATACTAGACGATCAAGTGAATCCTTGCCTGCGCCGATTATCAATATGTCTCTCAATCCCGCAGAGATGACGCTTGCAAAGACTCTCAATCTGCCTGCGCCGGTCGTGAACGTCGAAGTGCCTGTGGGCGATCTGGCCAACGCATTAGAACGCGTCATTGAATCGAGCAACCAATCGAGCAATGCTCAACTCACCAGGATGGTTGAGCTTTTGAGTCGAATCAATGAAGCAGCACAACCCAGTGATGTTCAACCTGTCATCAATATCACTGTGCCGGAACAATCGCCACCCGTTATACTCAATACAATCAACGTACCTCAACAGCCGCCGCCAATTGTGACAGTAGAAGTGCCAGAACAGAAGCCTGTCACGAAGCGAGTGATCCGTGATCGACAAGGTTTGATCACGGAAGTCAAAGAAGAGCCTGAATAACAATGGCTTTCCCGGTTGTCAGCACCAAAGGCACAACTCACGTAGATTCGGGCGTTGAGACGAGTCACGTCATTGATCTGCCTGATGGCATTGTGTCTGGTGATCTGCTCATGGTCTTTTTTTCATGTGATGGCACAGGCGATCATACCTGGCCGACTAGTCCTGCCTGGACTAGATTAGCTAAAATAAACAACGGTACTGCGACTGCCTCCATCTCGTTTGGTTATCGCATTGCCAACGGCTCCGATGGAACATCGATGACTATTGTGAGCGATAGCGAGAAGGCGGTTGCATTCAGTTGGCGGATCACGGATTGGCATGGCACGACTATACCTGAGTACGCAACGGCATCGGGAGACACAACAACCCCCGATCCGCCAAACCTAACGCCATCTTGGGGCGCTGATGATACGTTGTGGATTTCCTGGTATGGGATCAATGGAAATGGAGCTGGCACAACCTATCCGACGAATTACGCGGATAATCGAGAGTACGCGGAAACGAGTGCGGGAGGCTCAGTCTCTGGTGCAATGTGTTCTCGGAATCTTAACGCCACAAGTGACAATCCAAGCACATTCCAGTCGTCGGGAGCATCTGGCTGGGGCGCTGCCATTGTTGCAATTCGGCCCGCTGCGCCAGCTGTTGGTCAGCCAGCAATGATCCGTACTCAGGGTGTGCCGACTGCGCCGGGACGTGGAGACAGGCCAGGTAAGTGGAATTGAGAGGATCACATGAGCATTTCGAAGAACCTGCAAGTCGGCAAGGTCTACTCTATTTATCATCAGCGAAAGGGATATTTTATCGGCAGGCTACTGGATGTGATCGAGACTGAGCCAGGCGATTCTGAGCCTGTCTTGCTCCGGCTTGAGATCGATGTGAGGTCTGGCACGGATCAGGCGCGTATCGCCAACGCGGCCAACGAGGTGACGGCGATAAGGGACATCCGGCCCAGCTTAATAACCAGCATTGAGGAGACCGATCCGGCTGATTGGCAGCGTCGCGTGCATGTGCCACCCTCGGCGCCGCCACCTGAAGTGCAGCAGGCAGAAATTCTCAAGATGGCGATGAAGCTGCTAGAGAAAGAGAAGAAGCCAAGTTGGTTGAACCGATTAAGAGGCTCTCTTAAGCACTAACACATACAGTCAGGAGATGAGACAATGGCAGACTGGCCACCCAAGAAGAATGCTGCATTTATAGTCACCTTCCCGATCTACGATGCGGATGGCGATCTGGTGACTGCCGCCGCGACGCTCGACAGTGAGGTGAGCAAGGACGGCGGGACATTCACCGACTGCACCAATGAGGCAGGTGAACTCGCGACTTCATCGGGAATGTATACACTGTCGCTCACTGCCACCGAGATGAATGCGGACATCGTGGCGGTGATCACGAAGACCGGCACGGCTGGCGCGAAAACAGCGGTGAACGTGATGTATACCGCAACCCGACAGTTGGTCGATCTGGCATTCCCGAATATCAGCGGGCGTGGAATGGACATCGATGCATCTGGAGGCGCCGAGACTGGCTCATTCCAGGCGGGCGCGATCACGGCTGCCGCGTTTGCAGCCAGTGCTATCGATGCTGCCGCTATTGCGAATGGCGCGATCGATGCAGCCACGTTCGCGGCAGGTGCGATCGATGCGGCGGCTATTGCAAATGCCGCCATCGACGCGGCAACCTTCGCCGCCGGAGCCATCGATGCAGCCGCGATCGCCAACGGAGCCATCGACGCCGCAACGTTTGCGGCGGGGGCAATCGACGCAGCAGCCATTGCGAATGGTGCGATCGACGCAGCGACCTTCGCGGCGAACGCGATCGATGCGGCGGCGCTGGCCGCGGACGCCGCGCTAGAGATCGCCGACGCGCTCCTGAAGCGGGACATCGATCAGGTCG